CCCCACGATGCTGCCCTTAGCCAGGTGCATAAATGCACCAATTGTAGATATAAACGAGTAACGCCAATGTTATACTTCGAAGAACCACAAATTGATCACCCCCTTTATGGGAGCAATCAACAAGTCTTTCCGTTTTATTGGAAAGTCAGGCTCTTCTCGTACGAACGAAGGCGCGAATGTTTTTATCTACGTCCGCTGATGAAGCGGATGTCATCGCCAACAGAAGACGAACATGTTCGTTTTTCTGCGTGTATACTGACTAACGGACGCTGCTCGTTCGGTCTCGAAAGACTTAGAACTTGCAGTGCAACTATCATCAGGACCTGGAGGCTTGCCCTTCTCGGTAAAATACCGAAGGAGCATTGACCATCCATCCATGATATGATTGATAATCGGAGACTTGATGTCGCGAACCTTCCATTGCCTCTTTTGGAGGCCGTGGTTGATGCGTGACTTCTCAGGTCTCAAGTTATCCGGTACTTCATCTAAGCTAGGACATGATAAATTCATGTCTGTAGCAGGAATCCGACCGTATATACGGTGCAGAAACCCTACGATTCGCTCGTAGGCGGTGTAGTACGATCTACGTCTAAGTTCATTAGCATAAGCTATGTACGAAGTGTAGACCTCAGGCGACGGAGTTGATGACCAGACTGTCCGAAAACGGACAGGAGTGACATTGACACCTTTGAAGGCGTCGGCGCCACACGACTCTCTAAAGAGTCCACTGGTACAGCTCTTATCCCGGTTTACTAGTAAACCAAAGGATTCGAGTCTGCGCATTGCGTCTTCCGCGAAAGCGGTGGGAACAATGACATCGTCTCCATATACAAGTATCCTCTCTCGAGTATACTCGTCGGGAGCTGCGGCTGTTAGGATGGCCCAAATACAGGTTGCAAGGACGGGAAAGCATAAACTGCTACCCATCGGTGCAAACTTTTTGAGTGTCTTAATATCCCCACTTGGCAGCTCTGTAGCTGAAGACCTACAACTTTCTAAGCAGGTAAGTACCGGCTCAGGGAAGAGTAGGCGAACCAGACTGAGCGATATGCGATCCGAGGCCTCTTTGAGGTCGAGGGTAGCATACGAACCGGTTTTCGAGCCTAACAAGGCTCCACACTGATTCGGCTTCTGGTCTGAGAAATGCAAACTCCATTTTGTTAGAGGATGCGTTTCTAGCAGGTCAACAATGGCCTTGCCTAAACCTTGCTGTATCCATTGATAATCAACGGATTCGCATGATATTAGTCGTGGCCCGCGAGAGTCCTTAGGTACGAGTACAACTCGTGCCGGCAGGTCTCTATCGGATATCTTCTCTAAAGAAGACATCCTGTCACAGACGTGTCCTAAAGACGTATAGAAATATGCGTCGAGGGGATACGTTCGAGTGATATTCGAGCTTACGTTAGTCCACTGAAACTTCTCCCAGAGTTGTTGCTTTGTAGCAACAGCTCCAGGACCGTGACGTGGAGTTATATCGTAAGGATCAAAAGAAGCGAAGACCTTCGAAAGAAGAATCCTAGCTTCTCGTGCGACTTCCACCTGTGTTGATTCGGAGCATATGCTCTTCCTCCTCACATAAGTGAAAGTTTCTTCGTTAAGGACACCTCGGATGTTCTCCAAAGACTCCTGAACGGTTGATAAGTCGTCCTCAGCTTTTAAAAACTGAGATACGACTGCGTTTTCTTGTTCAGCTGTATACGGCAGCTCGTACTTATAGTATGAGAAGCACAATTGTCGTATAGCTCCGACGGCTTTAGTGTTCGGTTGCGGAAGAAGGCTACCATCTGTTTGGAATACCATGGCGAATAGCTCACCGAGAAGTCTCGGCAGCTTACTGCCGACCTGAGATTTTAACCTCAGGTCTGCAGCGTTCATCATAGTCGTTCCAAGCAAAGCTTTATCAAAGGCTTTACCCAGTTTAGGTAGTGTCTTAGCTAAAAAGCTAATTCCTTCCGCAGTACAACGTTTCCTTACTTTTTCAATAGTAAGTACGCGTTGTGTAATGCTGATTGCATCACCAAACATTGCATAGACGTCGTGTATTAAGGCGGCGATGACTTCAAACTCATCTAGGCTGTTATTAGTGCCCATAAGGGTAGACTATCCTAGCCAACGCCTCGCAACACGATTCCGACAACCACACGCTTAACTACTTAGGAGAGGTAGGCAACACAGTGTTGCCCCGGGCGTCAGATTTAATAACACTGACACCGTAAACCCCGTTAGTAGTATCAACGTATGGCTTAAGTACTGAACAACCAGGGGTTACCCACAGCAAAAGTGCTGATAGTAACCATAGGATGACAGTCAAGACAGTTCTCATTTTAGAGTTAAAACTCAGACGTCCTTTACAGGCCGCCCTGAATGAGAGCCGCAGCGCCGTTACCAGTACCGTCGAAGAGAACTGTCGTAGCCGCACCAGTTGTGGCACAGAACGACAGGACTTCAGCGATAACGTTTGCGAATTCTGCACTGGTCGCGAGTGCACCAATTGGTGCATCCAAAACCATATAAGCAGAAACCGTACACGTCTTCGTCGTATCCACAGTCGACGCGACAACTTTGTCGAATCGAACTAAGGACCGACGCCGCTTGGTTAACCCACTCCCTGTCTCTTGATGAGAGATCTTAAGACGATGGGGTTGGGCCGGAGACTCAGTAATCTGAGCAAACTCCGTGGAGCGCTCCGCGGTAGACAGACGTTGAAATTCAACTTCTGTGCCCGCCGAGTTCTTGATTTCGTTCGTGTTTAGCGTATTGCTAAGCATTGATCGAGTTCCTTTCACTGCTACCAGATAGAGACTATCTGGCCAATCAGAATGGAAGTGTAGAGAGTTTGTTAAGACTCTTTATCTCCATCCTTGGGTTGCGACGCCTACGCGTAATAAGAAGCGCGGCGCCAAGACTCAGTTCAGTAGGACTAAGCCCGCTCGTCGTAAACGAGCTACCTGTCGGTGGGTCGATTCCGCGTCGATAAGACGTTTCATCAACTTGCGGCAGGTAGGTATATGTAGGTGGGTGTTTTCCGGCTTGACCGAAGTATCGATTTGCTGTATAAATACAGCGCGTCGAGATCGATCGAGTCTTCTTCACCGACCAACAGTATTGCAATATGTTGATCCTCGGTTCTAAGTTCTTCACTTCGTACTGCTCAAGCCATCGGCCTACGCCGAGGACCCAATCAACTACGAAGCTCCAAGGTATAACCTGCCAGACGATTCTAGGATTAAGGTTAATCCCAAACGCATCTAGGAGGCCGAGAATGAAAGCATTCTCTCTTTGGAATGCAGAATAATAGTAATTAAACTGCATGTGAGCTCTGAACACCGCGGAGTGTGTAACAACTGTTCTGTCATTGATAAACGAGCCGGGCGCGTATTCCCAAGTACCTGCACCTTTATAAAGTACAAGTTGAGGGTTGGCGTTCTTCTCGTAGACAGTTCCCAGTTGTTCGTTTAAGTTGCAG